AGCAGAAGGTCGAAATCGACCGCTACAAGGCCGAAATCGAGGCTTACAACGCCGAAACCAAGCGCATCAGCGCTGTCCAACAGTCTATGACCCCCGAACAAATCCAAGACATCGTCATGGGGACCATTGCAGCCGCGCTCGACACCGGCGATCTGATCGGCGGAGCGCCTGAAATGCGCGAAATGCCGGATATGGAGGCCAATGAGGCTCCCGAACCGGGTGAAGCGCCTGAACAGCCTGAAATGCCCGAAATGGGCGCTCCTGAAGCCCCTGAAGGAATGATGCAATGAGCGGTGTAGCTGACTTTGTCGGAATGATGTTTCTGGCGCGCGATGTCGCCCATTCGGCGCACCTGAACACGCGCAGCTACGCCAAGCACGTCGCGCTGAACAGCTTCTATGACGGCATAATCGACCTTGCTGACAAGTTTGCTGAAGCCTATCAGGGCAAATACGGACTTATCGGCCCAATTTCGCTGATGTCGGCCAAGAAGACCAACAACGTGATCGACTTCCTTGAAGGTCAAGTGGACGACCTCAACGAAATGCGGTACAAGGTCGTCGATAAGGAGTGTACTCCACTCCAGAACATCATCGACGAGATTTTTGGGCTGTATTATTCGACGCTCTACAAACTCAAATTTTTGGCGTGAGGCTTTATGATGGACCTGATTAACCCTTGCAGCAAGGCCGATTTTCCGGGGCGCAGCGTCGCCTATACCGGCACCGCCGGTAGCACCGCGACTTGGAACCCCGGTCCGCAGGCAGTATTCGTCTGGTCCGATCAGGCTTGCTACGTAGAAGTCGGCGTTGATGCTGTCGCTACTACCGCCAGCACGCCGATCCCGGCCAACACGCCGGTCCGCATCATTCTGCCGACCAACATGAATGGTGCGCCGTGGCGTGTCAGCGCTATTCAGGTTTCAACTGGCGGTACGGTATACGCTAAGCCCATCAACCGGAACTAATGCCGGTCGGCTGCATTTTCGGGGTGAACGATGGCTAACAAGACGATTACGGAACTTACCGCTGCTTCCACTCCGCTTAGCGGCGGCGAAGTACTGCCCATCGTTCAAAGCGGCACCACGGTTAAGGTAAGTGCAGCAAACTTGACCGCAGGCCGGGCTGTAGAATGCCTTAGCCTGACTGCTGGCGGCCTTATTCAAAGCACGCTGGGCGGCTTTAGGTTTCCGGACGGCACGACCCAGACAACTGCTGCCACTGCCAGCGGTACTGTCACCTCTGTAGGTGGCACCGGTACAGTCAACGGCCTCACCTTGACGGGTACGGTGACCACTAGCGGCAATCTGACGCTTGGCGGTACGCTGACCGGAGTTAGCCTGACTTCGGCTGTCACGGGCACATTGCCGGTCGCTAATGGCGGTACGGGCCAGACCACTGCTTCGGCTGCGTTCAACGCGCTGTCGCCCATCACGACCGCTGGCGATTTGATCCTTGGCAATGGCACGAACAGCGCAACGCGGCTTGCTATTGGCCCCAACACCTATGTGCTAACTTCAGACGGCACTACGGCATCATGGCAGCCTGCTGGCGGCGGTGGTGGCGGCACTGGCACTGTCACGTCAGTCAGCGGTACCGGCACAGTCAATGGCCTCACGCTGACCGGCACTGTCACCACCGCAGGCAGCTTGACGCTGGGCGGCACCCTGAGCGGCATTGCCAACAGCGCGCTGACTAACAGCACGATCACTATCAACGGCACGGCTACTGCGCTGGGCGGGTCAATCTCGGTCGGCACGGTCACGTCGGTCGCTGCATTGACGCTTGGAACTACCGGAACCGATCTGTCTTCTACGGTGGCCACAGGGACGACCACGCCGGTCATTACGCTGAATGTGCCTACCGCGTCGGCCACCAATCGCGGAGCGCTGTCTTCAACCGATTGGTCTACGTTCAATGGCAAGCAAGATGCGCTTTCCAGCGGAACCAACATCAAGACCGTCAATGGCACTTCACTACTCGGTGCTGGCGATGTCGGTACGATCAGTGTGGCTTACGGCGGTACTGGCGTCACCACCATTACGGGTTACGTCAAGGGCAACGGTACGTCGGCTTTCACGGCTTCTGCGACCATTCCTGCCAGCGACATTTCCAGCGGTGCAGCGCTCACCAAGACCGATGATACGAACGTCACGCTGACGCTCGGTGGATCGCCCACAACGGCTCTTCTAGCCGCTGCATCGCTGACGCTGGGCTGGACCGGCACGCTGTCGGTGGCACGCGGCGGTACGGGCGCAGCTACGCTTACCGGCTATCTGAAGGGCAATGGTACATCGGCGTTCACCGCATCGTCCACGATCCCGGTCGCTGACGTTAGCGGCGCGCTGTCTACAACGACTGCTGCGGCTACCTATGCTCCGTTGGCGTCGCCGACGTTCACCGGAACTGTCACGACCGCTACGGCTGATCTGCTAAGTTCCGTGCGTCAAAACACTACGGCTGTCAGCGCTTCGGCAATTGACTGCTCGGTCGGCAACTTCTTCACCAAGACCGCATCTGGTGCGCTGACTTGGACGTTCACCAATGTGCCTGCCAGTCGTTCGCTGGTCATCATCCTGCAATTGACGAATGGTGGCACCGGCACGCAGACTTGGCCTGCGTCGATGAAATGGCCGGGAGGTACTGCGCCTACCCTCACCACTTCGGGCGTCGATCTGTTGGGCTTTACGACCAACGATGGCGGCACGACTTGGCGCGGTGTGGCTTTGATGCTGGATAGCAAGTAATGCTGAATGGCCTCTTCCTGCTCAATTCGGCTGCGGCAGTAGCTAAAGACCCGTATTTTCCATACGTCACCCTGCTCCTGCCCGGCAACGGGTCCAACGGCGCACAGAACAACACGTTCCTCGACAGCAGCACGAACAACTTCACGATCACGCGGAACGGCAACACCACGCAGGGATCGTTCTCGCCTTATGGGTCGTACTGGTCGAACTATTTTGATGGGAGTACGGGGTATCTGACGGCTGCCAGCAATGCTGCATTTGCGTTTGGGACTGGCGACTTTACTATTGAATGCTGGGTGTACGTGGCAAACACTTCCAGCCAGATGATCTTTGTTGATTTGCGCGGTGCTTCAAGTTCAACCACGGCCCCACTTATCTATATGACCAGTTCTGGCGTGGTGAACTATTACACCAACGGCGCTGTGCAGATCACTGGAACGGGCATTTCTGCAAACGCATGGAACCATCTTGCGGTTGCTCGTTCCGGCACTTCAACTAAACTGTTTGTAAACGGCACACAGGCCGGTAGCACGTACACTGACAGCAACAACTATGTTCAGTCTTCGGTATACGTTGGTCGAGCTTCAGACACCGCTGGTTCGTATGTCAACGGCTACATCTCTAATGTTCGCGTCGTCAAAGGGACCGCAGTCTACACCTCTACATTCACACCCCCAACCGCTCCGCTCACCGCCATCAGCGGCACCTCGCTGCTGACCTGCCAGTCGAACCGCTTCCGCGATGCCAGCAGCAATGCGTTTGCGATCACGGTCAACGGCGATACCAAGGTTTCGCGGTTCAGCCCGTTCTCACCTGCTTCGGCGTACAGCACGACTGCGAATGGCGGGTCGGCGTACTTTGATGGGAGTGGGGATTATCTGACTGCACCCAGCAATGCTGCATTTGCTTTTGGCACTGGCGACTTTACCGTCGAGATGTGGGCCTACTTTATGGACACAGGTGGTATTGATAAGCCCATGTTTGATACAGGCGTTACTACGTCCACTGGTCGGCTTGCTATTCGTCAGGGCAACGCATCTAGTGTGGCAAACGTCGTCAATGCTTTTGTGTCCGGAACAATCGTAAGTTCACCTAGTTTCAATTTTTACCAATGGACACATGTTGCAGTTGTGCGGCAATCTGGAACAGTAAAAATTTACATAAACGGCGTCGGTGGGACTGGCGTAAGTGCCTCAGCTAATTTGACTGAAAATGCCTCTATTTTCGGTACGTTTTACGATTATGCTGTATATTTCTACGGCTACATGTCTAACGTCCGAGTGACTAAAGGTACTGCGGTCTACACAGCTAACTTCACCCCGCCCACAGCACCCGTCACCGCAATCAGCGGTACTTCGCTACTTCTCAACGCCACCAACGCCGCGATCTTCGACAACGCGATGATTAACGACCTTGAGACTGTCGGCAACGCGCAGGTCAGCACTGTGCAGAGCAAGTTCGGCGGGTCGTCGATGTATTTCAATGGGACCAATTCAATTGTCACAACGGCAAAAAAGGTGCCGTGCGTTAGCGGTACTGGCGACTTTACCATAGAGTTCTGGCTCTACCCGTCGAGCATTAAACTCGAGACGCTCGTCTCTATGCTAACCACTGTTTCGTCCGTTAATCCACACACATACATGGACGCAAGTGGGTATGTTCATTACTACACCGCTGGAGCGCAGAGAATTGCCGGATCAATCCAACTTTCATCCGGGCAGTGGTATCACGTAGCAGTTGCCCGTTCATCTGGAACAACAAAACTATTCATCAATGGGACGCAAAGCGGATCAAGTTATGCTGATAGCAATAACTATGTGTCGCCAGCGTATGTTAACATTGGTCAGTATATGAGTTCAGATGGTGTATTTTATACAGGCGAATGGCTCAACGGCTACATCGACGATCTTCGCATTACTAACGGCGTCGCCCGCTACACCGCCAACTTCACGCCGCCGACCTCGGCATTCCCTGTTCAGTAACCGGAGGCAGACATGATTGTCGCTATCGTAAACAACGACACCATTGAGCAGACTGGCGAACTGTCTGTTCTATTTCCCAATGTCTCGCATCCGGCATCTGGTCCGGATCCCGTCTGGATGGCCGAAAATAACGTCATTCCGGTAACGTATTTCAAGCCGTATAACTCTGATACGGAAAAGCTGGTGCCGTGCGATCCATATCTCGAAACGGGAGCCGTATACGCGGTTACAGTTGACGGACTTACCGCCGATGAACTCACCGCTAAGGACGATGCCGCTATCGCCAGCAACAAGGCTTTCCGCAATCGCATGTTGTCCGAATGCGATTGGACGCAACTGGCCGACGTTCCGCTTACCGCTGATTGCAAGCAGGCATACGCCGTCTACCGTCAGGCCCTGCGTGACGCAGACCTACTTGCTCCGGCATGGCCCGCCGCTCCGGATGAAGACTGGATTGCCTAATGACTACCGAACTTGTCTTCACTATCCTGGGATTTATCGGGAGCCTCGTTGGCGTTTGGGTTCAGCTTAATAGTCGTCTGGCTATTCTGGAAACCAAGCACGATTTCTCTGAAGATCGTTTCTCTCAGATCGATAAGAAGTTCGACGAGGTGATGCTCCATCTTCGCCGAATTGAAGACAAGTTAGACCACAAAGCGGATCGGCAGTAATGGGCTACAGCCTCGGCCTTCGTTCTATCGCTAACCTGCGCGGTGTGCATCCAGATTTGGTGCGCGTCGTCAAGCGCGCTATTTCGATGTCTAAGGTTGACTTTACGGTTATCGAAGGCGTGCGTTCGATTGCTCGCCAGAAAGAACTTGTCGCCAAGGGTGCGTCGAAGACTATGAAGTCGCGCCATATCCACGGCTTCGCCGTCGATCTCGCGCCGTATGTAGCAGGAAGCATCCGCTGGGATTGGCCGCTCTTCGATCATATCGAAGAGGCCATGAAGAAGGCCGCGGAACTGGAACACGTTCAGGTTGAGTGGGGTGGCGACTGGACTTCGTTTAAAGACGGGCCGCATTGGCAACTTCCGTCGCGTAATTATCCGGACCCCGCATGACCCTTATCGATCTTGAAAAGGCAGCGCTTAAGCGTATTCGTGTGTGGTGGCGTCCCGTTACCTGTATCGGTATCGCCGGTGGCGTTGTTATTCATGGAATCGTTCTGCCGTTAATTAACAAGCAATCCTTAGATCTAATGGGTTGGGCCGCAGTAATTACCGCTTGCTCTACTGCGTTCGCTGTGCGAACATGGGAGAAATTAAAGCAAGGTGATGAAGATGGAAACGTGGGTGTCGGCAATTGATTTCCCTGAATACGAAGTATCTGATGCTGGTCGGGTAAGACGGATAGCATCGGCAAGAGGCGCTTCCTTAGGGGTTATATTGAAAACTTATGATAGCAATGGGTACCGTAAAGTTACGCTAACGGCTAAAGACAGAAAGAGGAAAGTCTCCGTTCACCGCTTGGTGCTGGAGAGTTTTATTGGGAAGCCAACTGAACAATTAGACTGCTGCCACTCGAACGGTATTAGATTTGATAACAGGTTAGAGAACCTGCGATGGGCGAGTAGATCAGAGAATATGGCCGATGCTAAAAGACATGGTACTGCCGCCATTGGTGAAAAGAACGGACGATCTATCCTAAAAGAGGAAGACGTAATACGAATACGAGAGTTTAAAGCGTCTGGTCTAGCCGTTGGTAAGATAGCAAAGTTATATAATATGACACATCAGGCCATTTCTGATATTTGCAATCTTAGAAATTGGAAGCACATCTGAAATGGGGCTGATTAATCCGCTATTCGGGTATATCGCTGCTGGCGCTCTTGTTGTAGGGGCTATTGGCGGATGGAAAGTCCGCGACTGGCAATGCGACGCGGCTTACGCAAAAGCGTTGGAGAAGTCAGAAGCGCAGCGCCGAGAAATGCAGGAGACTATCAATGAACTTTCTGCGTCGTATCAGGCCGAGCAAGATAAAGCCTATGGATTGGTCGCCGGAAAAACACAGACGATCCGTGAGATTTACAAAACTCTGCCTGCTGTCCCTATCGATTGCGCTCCTAATACTACTGTTGTCGGGATGCTCGAAGGCAGTGTCCGTGACGCCAATGCCGCCGCCTCCGGCAAACCTGGCGAGTAACTGCCCGCAAGTTTCTTCCCCGCCGGCAACGCTTCTTGATCCAGAGCGGATTATATGGGAAGTCGAACTACTGGCCAAGTACGGTGACTGCGCTATGCGCCATCGTATGACGGTTGATGCTTGGCAACAGGCTGTAAAAACTACGCAGAAGTGATATAAGGACGCGAGGCTACGCACGGATAGTAACATGGCGCTAATCCCTATCAATATCCCACCGGGCGTTTACCGCAACGGCACAGAACTACAGTCGTCAGGCCGCTGGTACGACACTAATCTTGTGCGCTGGAATGAGGGGATCATGAGTCCAGTTGGCGGGTGGGAGCGCCGCGGAACTGGAACGCTTACGGGTAAGGCACGCAGTCTCATTACGTGGAAGTCCAACAGCGGCGTGCGTTTCGCCGGAATTGGCACGTCTTCCAAGCTGTATGTCATGACGCAATCAAGCGCGCTCGTGGACATCACGCCGGTTGGATTTACCGCGGGATCGGACGATGCGTCTACCGGCGCGGGTTATGGCATCAGCACCTATAGCACTGGCTACTACGGAACCCCGCGTCCGGATTCAGGCAGCGTAACGCCGGCTACAACTTGGAGCCTTGATACCTGGGGCGAGTATCTGGTTGGATGTTCTACATCTGACGGCAAACTCTATCAGTGGCAACTCGACTATACCACGCCGACTAAGGCCGCGGTAATCACGAACGCGCCTACAAGTTGCACCGGACTTCTTGTTACGGCGGAGCGTTCGCTGTTCGCTCTCGGAGCAAGTGGCGATGGCCGTAAGATCGCGTGGTCTGATCTTGAAGATAATACCGTCTGGACGCCAGCATCCACTAATCTGGCCGGTAGTCAAATCCTTCAGACCACGGGCCGCATCATTTGCGCCAAGCGTGTCCGCGGCCAGAACCTGATCCTTACGGATATCGACGCACACGTTGGTACATACGTTGGCTCTCCGTTTGTATATACATTTGAAATTGCCGGTCGCGCTTGCGGCGTAGCTTCGGCTAACTCCGTAGCTGTTCTCGACAACTTTGCGGTATGGATGGGCCAGAATGGTTTCCATACCTATGACGGTTATGTCAAACCACTTCCTTGCGAAGTGTTCGACTATGTGTTCAACAATATAAACACGAACCAGATCAGCAAGGTCTACGCGGTAAACAACAGTCAGTTTAATGAAGTGTGGTGGTTCTATCCGTCGTCTACATCGAATGAGAACGACCGCTATGTGGTCTGGAACTACGTCGAAAACCACTGGACCATCGGGTCTATGGCTCGCACCGCCGGGACTGATCGCAGCGTGTTCCGTAATCCGATTATGATCGGAACGAACGGTTACATTTACGATCAAGAAGTCGGCCTTAACTACGACAGCGCTTCGCCTTACGCTGAATCTGGTCCATTCCAGATCAGCAACGGCGAGCAAATCATGTACGTTAACGAACTTATTCCCGATGATAGCAATCAGGGAAGTGTAACGGCTACCTTTAAGACGCGCTATTATCCGACTAGTACAGAGACATCGCACGGCCCGTATAGCCTTACTCAGCCGACATCCGTTCGCTTCAACGGCCGACAGGTAAAAATGCGTATTACGACATCTTCTACCCCGTCTAACTGGCGTGTCGGTGTCCAGCGCCTCAATGCCATTGCGGGTGGCACGCGGTAATGTCGCTTAAACTTCCTCCTCCTCCAATTAAGTACGATGCGTCGTATGAGTCTCAGCGCAACCGCCTGATAGAACTCTACTCGAATACATTGTATGAAAGAGGGCAGGATGTAGGCATCTACGCGCCGGCAAAACTTATCGTGCCTAGTGTTAGTTCACTAGAAGGCGCAGTCGTTAGCAAGTACGGCGTGTTCAGCGACACGACGACGCAGACCGCCGCTGCTGCTTATACGCCGCAAGCTATTACGTTTAACACGACCGACGCCGCTGACGGGTTCTCTCGTGGGTCGCCAACTTCGCGCATCATCGCCGACCGTGTAGGTCATTATAATTTCCAGTTCTCGTTGCAGATATCTAGCGGCAGCGCCAGCAATAAGAAAGTTTGGATTTGGCCGAGACTTAACGGCGTAGACGTTGCCAACTCCGCCAGTGAAATCAGCGTGAGCGGTTCCAATACTATGCTGATTCCGTCATGGAACTGGGTACTATCGCTGAACCCGAACGACTATTTTCAACTCATGTTTGCGGTTGAAGACACGAATATTCAGATAACTGCTGCGGCAGCGCAGACTGGAGCGAATGGAACGACTACATTTGCGCGCCCAGCCGTGCCTTCTGCGATCCTTACGGTTACGGAAGCTCAGCCGTAATGGACCTGCGCGCCGAATTTGACCGTTGCAGGGAGTGGTTGGACGAGGCGTTATCATACGCTAATAACACCCACGATATAGAAGACATCTGGGCCGGGATTGAGAGCGGACACTTTCAGTTCTGGCCGGCCAAAGACGGGGCGTTGATTACTGAAATTCAGGTCTATCCGAAGCGCAAAGTATTTCATGTGTTTTTGGGTGGGGGTAAGTTGGAACAACTACTAGACATGATCGAGTCAGTAGAAGTTTACGGCCGAACTATGGGCTGTAAATCTGTCACGATTTCTGGTAGGAAAGGTTGGATCAAAGTACTTGAGAGCCGGGGTGCGCGCCAACTCTGCACCACTATGGCAAAGGAACTATAAGTTATGTCAAGCGGTGGCCAGACCTCTACGGTACAGCAATCTAATACGCTGGACCCGTTCGTCAAGGAAGCGTTGACCCAGAACATTCAGGCTGCACGGCAGGTAGCGCAGCTTCCGTATCAGGCGTACAGCGGCCCGCGTGTTGCTGGCTTCCGCCCGATGGAGCAACAGGCATTTGATGTAGCACAGCGGGCAGCGACCAATCAGGTTGGTGCGGCTCAGCTTGCACAGGCTACCGAAGCCGCTCAGCGCGCCGCCGGTTACAGCCCAGCACAGTTCCAGCAGGATGTGCAGGGTTTCATGAGTCCCTATCAGTCGCAGGTCATTGACGCTACGATGGCTCGACTGGCGCAGGCCCGTGCCGAACGCGACGCTGCCACTAAGGCGCAGTTGGCTGCGAGCAAGGCGTTTGGCAACGAACGCCGCGGCGTCTACGAAGCCCAGCTTGCGGGCGAGCAGGATCTCAACACCGCGCAGACGCTGGCTAACTTGTATAGCCAAGGATACGGCCAAGCCGCTGGGTTTGCACAGGGTCTGCCGGGTCAGCAGTTGGCTGGCGCTGCGGCTCTTGCGGGCTACGGCAACCAGGCGCTTCAGCAGCAGCAGGCATACTCGGGTATGCTTCAGGCGGCCGGGCAGGCTCAGCGCCAGATGGCGCAGCAGAACCTTGACACCGCCTATCAGGACTTCCTTGCTCAGCGTGGTTATCCGGTCGAGCAGCTTAAGATTTTGCAGTCGGGCCTCACGGGTCTTCCGAGCCTTACATCTTCGACTACTTCTTCTACTCAGCCGGGACAGGGTTTCCTCGGTACGGCCGGTAATGTTGTAGGTGTGCTTGGCGGTCTTAAGGACCTTGGTATTTTTCGGTAAGGCATAGATCATGGCGAACCTTCTTGCGTCTCTTTTCGGAACTGGTAAGCCGAAGCCGGGTATCCCTATGGATGCGGCTACAGCTAAGACCACGCCGGATGCCACCTATCTTGAGAACATGCAGAAGCTGCTGAAGGGCGACGTTAGCTCCGCCCTGACGGGCGGTGAAAAGCTGATGGCTCTCGGTGCGCTTCTTCGTTCCGCCGCTCGTGGGTCGCAGGTTACGCCGCAGGAAGTTATGGGCCAGGTGCGTCAGACTGCACAGACCCGTGCCGCTACTCAGCTTCAGTTGGCGCAGCTTCAGGCTAAGGCGCAACAAGACGCGGCATTGCGCGCGTCACAGGACGCTCTTGTCGCCGCATTACCGAAGACTTTCCGTGACCAAGCCGCGGCTATGGACCCAGAAAAGCGCGGGGCTTTTCTATCTACTCTGCGAATGAACCCCTCGTACAAGAATGTCACGGAGAACGGTAAGACCGTTACGAAGGTTACGTATCAGCAGAGCGGACTTGTAGAGGATGCTCCATTCCAGCTTCCGCCTGATCTTGAGAAGGGTTTCCTGAACGGCAAGGCGGTATGGTTTAATAAGGACACGGGACTTCCGCATATTGATCCTACGACTGGTCAGCCAGTACCGGCCGGCGACCCGATGACTCCAAAGGAGGCCGCGGATGTGGCCGCTCGCACTGAAAGTCTAGCCATTCGCCGCATGAATGCTAACCGCCCTCGTGGCGGTGGAGGAGGTGGCGGCGGAGCCGGCCCGACTACCGAACCAAAAATGGTTACAATTGATGGTAGGCAGGTAATGGCGCAATGGGACAAAAATGCAGGGAGGTACGTACCGTTTACTCGGCAGAATGTATCTCGGCCACAAGGTGGCATAAGCATCGACCCGCGAACTGGTAAGTTTGTTATCTCTCCGCAATAACTGGCGTTCACACAGGGAAAAAAGATGGCTACTTCTCCGGCGAAGGTTGAAGCTCCAGCGCCGAGCAGCAGTGTGGACGCAACGTCCGCGCTGCAAAGCGCGTTCAATGCTGGCGCAACTCAAGCCGCCATTGA